AGAACCTGTAGCTACAAGTTCTATACCCATAGACTTTAAACAGTTAATGGGTGATGCAGCTATTGAATATAAAGAATACCGTAATGCTGCAGGTGAGAGCGTGATGATTCCGTTTGTAGGTGGAGTTGCTCAGTTCCCTGTTCCAGATGGCTATACACTATACTCAGGTACAGATGCGGTAGCCAATACTAATACTACTGCAGGTGCAATTGTACGTGCAGCAAATACGGCTACTGCGGAAGTTAGGGCAGCTTCTATGGGTGGTGATAATGATACTCCCCCTCCAATGCCTACAGCGGAAGCTATTAACTGGTCAGGTTTATCTACTAAAGAATTAATAGAGCGTTCTGCAGAACTGACAGGTACAGGTAGTACAATTGCTAAAGGTGCTATGGCATTCCTTGGACCATTTGGCGCTATTGGTTACGCTATGATGCGGCACCAAGAAAAAAAAGTTGCAGCAGAAATTGCTACTCGTTTGGCTAAGGGCGGTTTAACTGCGGCGCAAAGAAAGAGTTTGACTGAGACTCAAGAAAAATTAGCACCTGCTAAAGTTACTACACTTTTTGGAAAAGTAATTGAGTTTATAGGTGGTGCTCTTGGATTGACAGGTGATGATGTAGAAGCGGCTAAAAAGAACACAGCTAATGTAGAAGCTGCCGTTGCTAAAAGTATTAGACCTGTTTCTAGACCTGTCGATAGTAGCCAAACCGCACAAGCATTTACGGGAAGTACTTATGACGAGATACCTTTTAAATCTGATGCGGAAGTAATAGCTGACGCAACTGCAGTGCTTCCTGAACTAGGCGAAATTGGTCCTATACAATCTGTGTCTACCGCTAATATGGCGTCAGATTTAGCTGAAGAAGGCAGAGCTTACGATCAATCTATAGAGGCGGCTACTTCACAATATAGAAATATGTTACTGGGTAAACCTTTACCTAGTGGGCAAACTGAAGAAAGGCTTACTAATAATATTATTGAGCGATTAGGTGTCGATGCTTTACGTGAAATTCAGTCTAGCATACGTCCTGATATGGTGAGTCCTTATGGCCCAGTTCCAAATGCTGCATTACAAAATGTAGATCGAGAACTTTACAGGATGCCAGAGTCAGATCGGGAAAGATTAAAATCTTTAAAGTTATCTGAGCCGGGAAGCCAGATGACAACAGAACAGCAGATTGAAGAACGTAAGCGTTTAGCCTCTACGTACCAACAACCACAAGTATTAGCCGATCCTCGTACTACACCTACAACTACTGCAGCTTCTGGTTTTGCAGGGGATCAACCACCCATTGCTCCTATAAGTGCTGCACCTACTATGTCTAGTACGCCAAGTTACGACATGTTTGGTAATCCACAAATAACTCCAGAAGTACGTGATGCCGTTGATAATAGTTTTAATGATAGATCAAAAGCTGCAAATCTTTTTACAGAAGTAGATAGGTTACTTGGTGAAGGTTCTTTTGGGCCGCAACGAGAACCACTCTCTGACATTGATCCTAATACACAACTAGAATCGGTAACTCCATTTGCTCCTACGTTAAGTGCTGTACCTCAGAGCAAACCACAGCTTTCTGGACCTTTTGTAAATGTACCTAGAAATTTAGGTAAGGGAACTACACTAGAAGAGGCGCAATCGCAAGCTATAGAAAGAGGCTATGTACCAGCTGTACCTAAAACTAGTAATATAGATGTAGTGCCACCCAGTCCTGTAACAAATTTAGATTTAAGACCAGCTAGTGTAGATACGCAAACACAACAAGCGTTTGACTTTAACAAAGAAGATACCGCAATGTCTATGCCTGTAACACCTACATTTAATCTAGGTTCCGTTGAAGGTCAGTTTTCAACTTCTCCTGTTTTAAATGCCCCATCTGGTCTTGGGAGTACTTATGATGAAGTACCGACAATGCCTGTTAGAAAAAATTATACGAGTAGGTTAGACACTAAAGGACTTACACCAACGCCTACACCAACACCTACACAACCAGTTGTTGATACTGCTATGGATGCCAGAGAGCAGTACTTAGGTAAACCTCGACAAGATTCATTTAAAGATGCTTTTAATCGTAATCGTCTTGCAGGTAAAGAAACATTTACTTTTAGAGGTAAAGAATACACAACCCAAACTGCTGAAGAAGCTGCACCTGCAGGTACTAATACGTTTATTCAAAGTGCTAAAAATATACTTACGCCCTTTGATAACAAAGAGTATGTAGGAGGTAAACTAGTTACTACTAAAAAAGATAAAGGTACTTCTAAGTCTACATCTAAAGCAAAAGCTCCTAGCGCAAAAGTTAAAGACCAAGTAGCTACTAGCTCTGGTAAAAAAGTTACTGTAGTAACTAAACCATCTAGCAAAAAAACTGAGGGTGCAGTTAGTGCAGGTGGTCAGTATGCAGGTGACGGTTTTGAGTGGGTAGCAAAAAAGAATGCAGATGGAACTCCAGCACTTAATCAAAATGGTGGTAAGCAACTTACTCGTACTTACACGGGCGTCAATAAAAACGCTACTGGTAGTAACGACACATCTAGTGCATCTTCTAGCAGTGATAAATCTATTGTTTGTACAGAAATGTATCGCCAGACACAGCTTGCAGATTGGCAACAAGCTATGAAAATTTGGCATGTGTATCAAGAAAAGCACTTGACAATGTATCACCAAATAGGTTACCATTGGTTATTCCAACCATACGTTAAAGGTATGAAGAATAGTTCTATCTTAACTAATCTAGGTTCTAAACTAGCAAAACATAGAACACAACACCTACGTCATGTACTTACTAAAGGTAAGGCTAAAGATGATCTTTTGGGTAATGTATGGTGCAAATTTATACATCCTTTAGTTTACGTAGCTGGTGTTATTAAAGAAAAGGTAGATAAATAAATGGCAGAAAAAACATACGCACAATACTTGGGTGAAGTTTCTAATAGGTTTAATTCTTTAGAAGAAGAACAAAAAGATGTTATTCGATCTTTAGAGGGTACTACTGAAGGTGCTGTATTGAGTCAAGTACTAGGACAGGACTTGGCATCTATGGATATGTATAATGAAGAAATAGTTGTAGATGAACCTGCACCTAGACGTGGTTTAGCGGCACGTAAGTAATTCGCTAATTTGACTGGCTACTCATCCCCCTTCTAACACAGGCTACGGTGGCCCCAGTATGAAAGAACTGAAAAATGAATGACACTACTATTATGGCAGGTGAAATGGAATCACCTAAGACTGTTGCTTTTGCAAGTCGAAAGTATTCTAATGACGATAAGCGTAAGTACGAAGAAGAAGAACTAGAGCGTCTTATTGCGGAACAAAACGGTGAAACTGCAGAGGTTAAAGAAGAAGAACAAGATCAAGAACCTGTAAATGCAGAAGACCGTAGCTTTAAAAAACGGTATGGTGATCTTCGTCGCCACATGCAAGAAAAAGAAAAAACGTGGGACGAAAAGTTTAAACAACTTGAGCGCCAACTAGAACAATCTACTAAACAAGAAATTAAACTACCCAAGTCCGATGATGACATTGAAGCATGGGCTACACAGTATCCAGACGTAGCCGCTATTGTAGAAACTATTGCAATTAAAAAGGCACGTGAGCAAGCTGAAGGTTTGGAAAGCCGTGTCAAAGAAATTGACGAAATGAAAGCTGAAGCTGCACGTAAGAAAGCAGAGATTGAGTTAATGGAAGCTCACCCTGATTTCGGTAAGATTCGTGACAGTGACGAATTTCATGATTGGGTAGATCAACAACCTAAGTGGGTACAAGATGCCCTATACGAAAATGACAGTGACTCACGTTCTGCAGCCCGTGCTATTGATTTGTATAAATCCGATATGGGTATTAAAACACGTAAGTCTTCTAGTAATCGTGACGCCGCTCGTTCTGTAAATAGTCGTAGTGGTAATAATGCACCAGAGACCGAGAGTAAAGTTGGTGTATTTTCTGAGTCACAAGTAAGTAAAATGTCTGCACAAGAGTACGAAAGAGTTTCAGAAGAAATTATGGAATCTATTCGTACTGGTAAATTTGTGTACGATATGTCGGGAAATGCCCGATAAAGCTATTGACATATAAGTTATATGTGATATAACTATATGTACAATGTAATAGTGTGGCCCCGCTAGGCATTAACTACGGTCACCCACACTATTAACAACCTACGCAAACAATAATAACATGTATCGAACAACCTAATGTCTCATGGCCCGTTTAATAGAAGGTCGGCCAACTTTCTAAAGAACGCACCCTAGTAGCACATAGCCTTCGCATAAGTAATTACTAGTTTGCATCTGTACTCTAAATGCTAAAGGAGAATTATTATGGCATTCGGAAAAGCTTCGGGTTATACCAACCTGAACTCAGGCAACTTCTCGCCTGTTATTTACAGCAAACAGGTGCAACTTGCATTCCGCAAGGCATCTATTGTTGACGCAATCACTAACAACGATTATTTTGGCGAGATCGCCAACATGGGAGACACTGTGAAGATTATTAAGGAGCCTGAAATTTCAGTCTCTGCATATCTTCGTGGTACAACTATCACCCAGCAAGATTTGACAGATAACGATTTCTCGTTAGTTGTTGATAAAGCTAACTATTTTGCTTTTAAAGTAGATGACATCGAAGAAGCACATTCTCATGTCAACTTCCAAACACTTGCATCTGATCGTGCAGCGTTCCGTTTGGCTGACCAACATGACCAAGAAGTTCTTGGCTATTTGGCTGGTTTCAAACAATCCACTTTGCATGACAATGCAGACACAGTGAACGACCAAGTTAATGGTACTAAAGCTGACACAGCTGCAGGTACTGACGAACTTTTGGCAGCTAACAAGCTGTCTCGTCCTGACTTTGGTAACATCACTACTGCAGGTTCAGCTGGGGATTCTATTCCTCTTGCTGCTCGTCTGCCCGGTGCAACTGCACTTCCAACTGCTTATGTCTCACCTGCAATGCTTGTTGCACGTATGGCACGTTTGTTGGATGCGCAAAACGTACCGACACAAGGACGGTGGATTGTTGTCGATCCCGTTATGATGGAAATCCTTCGTGACGAAGACAGCCGTTTGCTGAATGCAGACTACGGTGGAGCAGGTCTTCAGAATGGTTTGGTCTTGAATAACTTCCACGGTTTCCGTGTACACCTTTCAAACAACTTGCCATCTGTAGGTACTGGTGCATCTACTACAGGTACTGCAGCGCAGTCCACTAACTACGGTGTTATCGTAGCTGGTCACGACTCTTCCGTTGCAACTGCCGAGCAGATCAACAAAACCGAAACATACCGTGACCCAGACAGCTTTGCTGACATCGTTCGTGGTATGCATCTGTATGGTCGCAAAATCTTGCGCCCAGAAGGTCTTGTCACAGCTAAGTACAACTTGGCCTAAAACAATTGGTGGGGGCTGGCTAAGTGCTGGCCCCTTACCTGTATTTATAGATTGGCAAACATACAATGGCTACATATATTACTCTTGTAAATGAACTGCTTCGTAGATTAAACGAAGTAACTATTAATGCTGCTGACTTTGATAGTGTTCGTAATGTACAGTCTATAGCCAAAGATGCAATTAACTCTTCGATACGTGAGATATTGCAAGAGGCACAAGAGTGGCCTTTTACATTAATTACGTATAACCAGCAACTAACTGCTGGTGTAGGTGTTTATGATTTTCCAAGTGATTATTCCAAAGCTGACTGGGAAACTTTTTATCTTAAACCTTTAGAAGGTAGTGATCCTACAGTACTTCCTGCCGTTACTTATGAGATATATTTACGTGCATATCGTGCAACAGATGACACTAGCGGTGCAGGTGGTTATGGTATTCCTACACACACGTACAAAACACAAGAAGAAAAGTTTGGTGTAACCCCAGTACCAGATAAAGCCTATACAATAGAATATCGTTATTGGAAATATCCAGAAGACCTAGTACTTGCAGATGATGTTTGTGTTATTCCTTCACGTTTTAAACACGTAATTATTGATGGTGCTATGATGTACATGATGCGTTTCCGTTCTAATGAACAGTCTGCAGCTTTACATCAACAGAAGTTTAATACTGGTATTAAGTCTATGCGGCGTCTTATTGTAGACAGCCCAAGCACACAACTATACTCTACTGCAATTACGCAAAGCATTGGCTTTGGTGGTTCTATTAAAAGTACATTCTAGATGGATAATCTCAGAACGAACATTACTGTTTGCGCTGGTGGTTTGGTTACTAATGTAGACCCTATCACACAGGCATCCGCATTGAGTGGAAGTGCGATTCGTATGATTAATTACGAACCTGCGCTTTCTGGTGGGTACAGACGTATTAGTGGATTTCAAAACGACTATGGAACCGTTCCCGGTACAGGCGCTGTACTTGGTGTCAATGTAAACGGAAACATGGACGATGGTATTTTTGCATGTAGAAAACCTACTTCTGGTACTGACTATTTGTATAAATGGAATACTGGAACATCTAGCTGGGACGCTATTACTTCGGTAGGTAGTCCTAGTATGACTAGCGTAAGTCGTATACGGTTCGTTAATTACAACTGGTCTGGTGAAGTTATGCTTCTTACAGATGGACAAAACCCTGCAGCTACTTACAATGGTACTACGTACACGCAACTTACTCATGCAAATGCTCCTACTAACCCTAAGTTTGCAGAAGAGTTTGCTTCTCACATTTTCTTAGCGGGTGATTCTAGCGCCCCCTATAACCTACACTTCAGTGCTCCTTTAAACGCTGTAGACTTTAGCCCAGCTAACGGTGCAGGTGTTATAAATGTAGGCTACACTATTACCGCTATTAAGAAGTTCCGTAACGAACTGTACATCTTCGGCCCAAACAATATTAAAAAACTTGTTGGTAATAATTTAGCAAACTTCCAATTGCAAAGTGTTACATCTAACTTGGGCTGTGTTGCACCTGACTCTGTAGTAGAATTTGGTGGTGACCTTTTATTCTTAGGGCCAGATGGCATTCGTCCTATTTCTGGTACTGATAGAATTGGTGACGTTGAGCTTGCCCCAGTATCTAAAGAAATACAAGACATCTTTGATAATTACTACTTGTCAGAAGATATTGTAGATGTTAGTATTGTAGTTATTAGAAAGAAATCACAGTTTAGATTTTTCTTTAAAAACGAAAGTTCTTTGTCACTAATCGGAGCTATTCGTAAATCTGCAAACAAACAAAGTATTTTTGAATATAGTCAGCTTATTGGTATTGAGGCAAACTGTGTTGCATCTGGATACATTGGTCAGTTTGAACATATTATTCATGGTGATGGTTCAGGTAAAGTATTTCGCCAAGAACGAGGTCAGTCTTTTGCTGGTGAAGATATTTTTAGTTTGTACCAAACTCCTTACTACTATATGGAAGACCCAGAAGTACGCAAGAGTATTTTATCACTACATACATATCTACGATCAGAAGGTACAACGGAAGTCTTTGTAGGTGTATCATACGACTATGATGACGTAAACACTAACAACCCATCAACTTATGATTTTTCTACTGAAGGAGCGGCGGCACTATATGGTACAGCTATCTATGGCGCTGGTGACATTTATGACGGTAACCCTTCACCTAAAAAACTAACTAATGTATCTGGTTCTGGCAACTCTGTTTCTATTAGCTACGTTACTAATAATCAAAGTGCAAGCCATACTATTCAAGCTATTACCATTACGTATGGCATAGCAGACAGGAGATAAACCGTGGCAGGTTATACAAGACAATCTACAGCAGACATCATCCCTACAGCAACGGTACGTGCTGCCCCAATTAACGCTGAGTACAACGCTCTGCGTGATGCCTTTGCTGCATCTGGTGGTCACAAGCATGACGGTACAACAGGTGAAGGTGAATACGTACCCCTGATCGCTGACCTAGATGCTAACAATAAAGTACAGGTAAACACAGGTGCAAACACTGTAGACTTCTACGTTGAAGTAGCAGGTGTACCTGTAGAACAGATCAGTATTCGTGATGGTGTTATCCGCCCTATAACGGACAACGACATTGACCTTGGTGCTACAGGTGCTGAGTTTAAAGACTTGTACATTGATGGCATCGGTTACATTGACACACTTGCTGTACACGAGAATGCTACAGTAGCTGGTACACTTAACGTAACTGGCGTTATTACTGCACCTGCTGGTGTCGTAGCTAATATCACAGGTAACCTGACAGGTAACGTAACAGGTGATATTACTGGTGATTTGACTGGTGATGTTACATCTACTGGTACTTCTACCTTCTCTGATCTTGATGCAGTTGACCTTTCTGCCACAGGTACAACAGTCATTACATCTGGTGACATTAACTCTGGTACTATTGATAACTCAGTCATTGGTGCAGCTACACCTGCCGCTGGTACATTTACTACTCTTAACGCTAACACCAGCCTGACTGCAACTACTGCAGACATTAATGGTGGTACTATTGATGGTACTACTATTGGTGCCACTAGCCACACTACTGGTAAGTTCACTACACTGCAGTCTACAGGCCAAGCTACACTTAATACTGTAGACATTAACGGTGGTAACATTGACGGTACTGTAATCGGTGCTGTAGGTACTGCCGCTGGTAGCTTCACTACACTGTCTACCTCTGGTCAAGCTACACTAGCTACAGCGGATATTAATGGCGGTACTATTGACGGAGCCACTATCGGTGCAAGCTCTGCGTCTACTGGTGCCTTCACTACAGTAACTGCCTCTGGTGGTGTTACAGCTAACCTGACAGGTAACGTGACTGGTAATGTAACGGGCAACGTAACAGGTGCAGTAACGGGCAATGTCACTGGTGATCTCACAGGTAACGTAACCTCTGCAGGTACATCTACATTCAACAACGTGACCATTGACGGTACACTAAACATGAATGCAGGTACAACTGCTACCATCACTAACCTTACCTCACCTACTAATACAAATGATGCAGCTACTAAGGGCTATGTAGACACACAGGTATCTAACCTTGTAGACTCAGCACCGGGTACACTTGATACTCTTAACGAACTTGCTGCAGCTTTGGGTGATGACCCTGACTTTGCTACTACAGTAACCGACAGCATTGCCACTAAGCTACCTCTTGCTGGTGGTACAATGACTGGTGCTATTGCCATGTCTACCAATAAGATTACTGGTGCA